GAACTCCTAGAGCTTCGCACGCAGGGTTTAACTGTTAAAACTGGAGCACGTGCAGGCACTGTACAAGCCCCTACATCGTCGTGGTGTTTGCGTGGTATGCGAGGAACAGTTCTGGAAACAGCACCTAAACTGGTAACCACAATGCTTGCACAAGTTTGGGTCGCACACCCTACCCTACGCACCGAGTATATGGTCTTAGACCCTAATGCCTGGGACACGGTGCCACAAGCACTAATTGATCACCAAGTATGGAAAGCTACGCCAGACAAAGCGCAGAAGCCTCGTGAGCACGTTGAAATGCCTTGGGACCTATAACTATGCGCTATACACAAGAAATCACTGACCGTATGGTCCAGCAGTATTCACAGCAGGTGCCTGTTGAACAGATAGCAAAGCAGCTAGAGGTACCAGAACGTTCAATAATTGCAAAATTATCGAGTTTAGGTGTTTACAACAAAAAACCTTACCTAAATAAGCGTGGTGAGCCACCCATAAAAAAATCCCAACAAATTTTAGAATTAGCAGAATTGCTGCAGGTGCCACCAGATCAATTGGAGTCACTGGAAAAGGTAAATAAAACTGTTTTACAGTTGCTGGCCACAAACTTGACCCTAAGTCGAGTTAATCCGACATAATTCTACTTAAATGACGAAGCCCCCACAAATTTGACTTTGTGGGGGCTTTTTTGCGTTGGCTGTGAGTGCCCCGGTTGTTGCAGTTGGGGGTCGGAGTTGTCGGAAAATGCACTTGACACTGGAGGTTTTGCACTTGTATAATTTGGCGCCCAAGCAATTGTGTTTGGACGTAAAAAAGCCCCACAAGGTCATGACTCCTTGTGGGGCTCAGAACTCGCAGTGGTTGAACAATCCACCTGCACAAGCACACTCTACGCACCAGATTAGCAGAAGGTTCAGTCCTGGGTACTGGCCGGGCGGTATCCCTTGCATTGCTAGTTTAGTACGGTTCGCGTAGTGCTGCATCACAGCAGCCTGGTTTCCTCAGTGTAAGCCCCTATCGCAGGCTCCGTCTCGGCATGGGCTATAGACATATGCTGCCTAGGATATCCGCCTGGCTTGAGGCGGGAACTCAGCCGCCAAGTTTTATCCTGACCCCCAACCGTGAAAATTGCAGCAGTTGCCAGCAATCACACTACTGTGGGGGTTTCGGTCACATTTAAAACTGCGGGCTGCAGTTTAGGGTCAGACCATCATCAGAGGGCTACCAGATTGGAATAGGCGACAACTAGAGATTTCTTTCGGTTGTCATTAAGTTGTTATGCAGGTATCTTTGCACTCATAACACCCATAAGTTAGTAGACCTGCAAAGTAGCTGTTCGCAAAATATTCATGGTCAAGGTGGGCTGGCGAGCGCGTTCATGATCCAGATTGCTGTCTGTTCATTACTTGGACCCAGGCCTCAGAGCCTGCACATAAATACTTGTATTGAACTTTGAACTTTTACTGCCAGCAAACAGCTGGTCTACTAATTTATAAGAGCTAAGGGCAGCAGGTCGGGAACGTCGTTCTCTGCTATTAAGGAAGCGTGCCGTGAATTGCACCCGCTTTCCACCCGCTTTCCACCCAATAAATTCCATATAACTATTATACTATAAAACACATAACTTGCGCAAATCAATATTTTTACTGCTTGCAACCGCTTTGCTTTGTTTGCTGCGTTAAGTATATATTATACAGCGATCAGCCCCCATGTTCAAGTCAAAATTCTTTGACCCTAAATTGGGTTAGGCACAAAGTTTTTGCAGGAGGAGCTCAAGTACTTCGTAGTTAGCCTTTTCCAGCGACTCAAATACTTCTGGAGCAACTTCGCACAGTGCAGCAAGTCGATCCACCAGCTCAGCTTTTTTAACTCGCGTTTCGCCTTTGCTTTTAGATTTAGGCTGGTACACACCTTCGCGAGAGAGCTTGGCCACGATGCTGCGGGTCGACTTACCCAGCTCGCTGGCGATTTGCTCGATTGAGGTTCCTGCTTTATAAGCCTCGACCAGCAGGGTGGTTTGCTCTGGAGTATAGTTCTGTGGTTTTGCGGTAGCGGTCATTTAGTGTCCTTTGTGTGGGTTATTTGCTGTTTAAGATATTATTATACCGTTAAAACGGAACATCTTCAAATGTAAATTTTTCGTCGTGTGTGGTAGTACTGTCAAAATTTTCTGGTAGTTCGGCTTCCACAAACTCATAGAACCATTGCGTCTGATCTAGCCTGAAAAAATCGCTGTCTGTCATGTTGGTTTCCCTGTTGTCAATAATAATATTATACGCCAAGCGGCGGGGGTTTTCAAGTAAGTAAATTTACACTTGACACATATTGTTTTGGCACTGTACAATTGGCGCAGCGGCACATGCAAGATTTTGCACTTGACTTGGCACTGAGGCGCGGATAACCCGCAAGAATTTGCACTTGACTTGGCACTGGCGCAAGCAGGCGCGGAACCCTCAAGAATTTGGACTTGAAGGTTTTGCACTGGCGCAGCGCGCTTTTGGCTGCACCAAAGTGGTGCATGCACCAAAACAGTGCAGTTCTGTCACAAAACGGTCACAATTAAAAATGGTTGTCACAAAACGGTCACACCAATTATGACAGCAGGCAAAAATCGTGCCAGGTGCAAAAAAACAACAATAAAAATAAACTTGCAAAAACCCTTGACACCGGCCAAAATTATATGGTATAATTTTGGCGCCTTTGCTATCATAACGATAGCAAAAAATTAATGTGTAACAAACGTAAAATACTCAATAAACCCTTGACACGCGCCAAAATTATATGGTATAATTTTGGCGCAGCCCCAAATGCGAATGAGAATCATTCGCATTTGGAAAAAGATACAAAAAAACCCGCTTGCGCGGGTTTATTATATATTAATTATTAGTCTTGCATATACATTTCGGCAATCATGCAATCAAAATCATATTCCTGCATTTTAACAGTTTGTTTATTATCAAAGCGGGTAAGCGCATAAAATTTACCTACCTTTGGCCGGTTTTTCTTTTCATTATCTGCACAAATTGCAGTGGAAAACTCAACCAGATTACCTACGCGGGCAAATGCAACAGTGGTTTTGCCCATTTGAGCAAAGCGCACGTTATTATATGCTGCGCGCAAATCTTTGAGCAAAGCTTTTTCGAACATATTGAGCTTGGAGTTTGATTGCATTTTAGTTTCCTTTAAAATTATATTATATCATTAAATGGGGCTTGCGCCCCATTTATTTACAGTGGCCGAGAATTAGCCAATGCCGAGAAGATTTTAGCCAATGCCGTTTTGTTGGCTTTGGTCAGCGATTCGATTTCTGATTCCGTCATCATCAGCACAGCGCCAATAGCATCAGCCACGGCATCTTTTTTCTGGACAGCTTCGCCAGTTTTGGAAACGTAAGTTTTTGCAACATACACTTTTTCGCGTGACAGTTTAGCCACAACAGAGCGAACCGACTTGCCCAAGTTTTCGGCAATTTGCTCGACGGTCACACCTGCGGTATAATCAGCCACGATTTGAACGGTTTGCTCTGGAGTGTAGTTTACGGTTTTTGCGGTCATTTGGATAGTCCTTTGGAGAATTCCGGGTTTTTATCAGTTCCCGGTTACTGCCTGCTAAGACTCTATTATAAAGGAAAAACGGGCCTTTCTGCAAGTTTAAATTAAATAACTTGAAATTAAATTGTGTTGTATTTTGGCGAAAACCCTTGACGCGGGGCAAAATTATGTGGTATAATTTTGGTGCCTTTGCGCTATCGTTATGATAGCAAAAGAATGTGTGTAACAAACGTAAAATACCCAAAAAAACGCTTGACACGTGCCAAAATTATATGTTATAATTTTGGCGCCCCCAAATGCGAATCATTCGCATTTGCATCTGAGTTGTTTCACGTGAAACAATAACCGATAATCTTGCGATTATCGGTTATTATTTATTTTGCAGTGATAATACCCTCGGCAACCAGTTCGGTTATTCTAGCCGGATATATTTCAGCATAATCATTCAGTTTACCCATAAATTCCGGTTTACCCATACCGGGCCAGTATACTACGTCCGGGCCGTCCAATTGAATAAGGGCATCATCGCGAAAAGTATAATTCAAAATCATTCCAGCCATTATAGTTCCTCATCAAAGTATGGTTTCATTTTAGCAGTAACAGTATCATAATCAGAATTTTCAAGCCCTGCCTCTTCCAGCGTTAAAAACTCGGTTAAATCTTCCCACATCATTTCATCAACCAAATCAAATTCATTAGCCATTTTATATTCCTTTATTAATAATCGGGATAATAAGCCCCGAAGGGCTTATATTATTTATTTAGCAGTAAACCAGTTTTTGGCTTGAAAATCGCGCCAGTTATAAGGCTTGATATTATCTTTCCAGTTACGCTTTTTGATAATGGCTTTGAGAATAGGCAACTCAAAATCTCGCGCATCTTCAAGGGCAGTATGCGGCTCTTTTACAAACTCGCCATTAATAAAGCCACAAACAATTTCGGCATTAGTTTGAAAGGTCATATTACCTTGCGCCGTAGGCTTATTGAACGCGTGATTATCAAGAGCAAATTGTCGAAAATCTTTTTTGTTGCAGATATTACCAACAGAAGCAGACCACAAACAAAACTCGGAATTAAAACCGGACAAATCAATTCCAGTATTAAGGCATTTTGACTTATCGAACGCCAGATTATAAGCAGTCAAATCAGGATTATATTTGCCAATGGCTTGATTAATCCATTTATTAATTGCAGCAACAGAAGCAACCATGCGAGTTCCAGAATCAAGCATTGCAGCATAATTTGCTTTGCGTTTTTCCAAACCAGAATAACCCCAAATGTCGTTTGCAGCTTTATCGTGAAAAAGCTCATGCGTGCTATAATGTCCAGCAACCAGAACCGCGCATTGATTATAAATCTTGCCTTCACGGTCAACGATAATAATTGCAAAATCGGCAACAGTATCAGCCATTGTGGTTTCTGTATCGAGAATTGCGAAGAATTGCTTTTTTGCCATTTTGTAACCTTATAAACCGGAACCGCCGGATAATCGCGGATGGTAGCTCTTTGCTGCCATGTATAGATTATAGCGTAGTTTTGGCCTTTGTCAAAGTATTTTTAAATAAATCGTCATTGTCTTTTACTATCACGCCCGCCCTAACCATAGAAAAAATCAATCGCCCGGCCCTTGACACGGGCCAAAATTATATGGTATAATTTTGGCGCCGCCAAATGCGAATGATTCGCATTTGGGTTCTGGAATGTTTCACGTGAAACATTCAAGCGCAAATGTTTCACGTGAAAATATAAAGCCGGGTAAACCCGGCTTTATATTTTAGTGACCTTGTTTGCTTGGAATGTAAACACCACGAATATTAAAACGGTCACAAACCGCTTTTAAATAACTAACATTATCTTCGTAAAAAACAAAATCAGCATTTTTGAAATTATTTAGATTAAAAAACTTTGCCAAACCGTTAATTTTAAGTGTTTTGCCTGATTGTGTATCACCGTCTTTGCGTGAAATAAAATAATCAGGAGCGCCTAAAATATCGTCAACAAATTCCCAATCTGGCTCATTCATTACCCGCGCAGTGGCAATAATAACATAGCATGAGTTATCAGCCAAATCAGCCTGATATTGTGTGTATAATGGCAACAGTTTATCTTGCATTGCCAAGCCTTGATTTTCTCTCCAGTAATCAAGATCGATACGTTCGCCGGATTCGTCAACGATTGTGCGATAACGCGCGCTTGAGTCAACGATTGTGCCGTCCATGTCGTAAATTGCAACCCGATTAATTTTAGCCATTTTGTGTTTCCTTGTTTGCTTGGTATGTGTTTATTATAGCGGGTTTTTGTGGTTTGTGCAAGTTTTTATAAAAAATCGTCATTGTCTTTTCCTATCGACCCGATAGTAAAAATCAATCGCAAAAAGCTTGACACGGGCCAAAATTATGTGGTATAATTTTGGCGCCCACAAATGCGAATCATTCGCATTTGTGTGTTTCACGTGAAACAGTATAAACTGTTTCACGGTTTCAAACGTAGTTTACAAGCCCCACAACATTTGCCAAAAAGAAAACACCTTGTAACGCAATGTAATTCTTTTGCTTTAAACGTATTGCAGAAATCAGTAAACAAACAGAAGACAAAAAGAAAAAAGGGTATCCATATTGTGCAAATTTAAACGCAACCAAAAAAGCCCCAATAATTCCGGCAATGGTTCCAAGGGTTTCAAAAACTTTTGTCATGTTAAATTTCCAGTGAATGATATTTGTTTGCGGGAAGCCCTAATTGTAGCATAATTTCAGCCCAGCGCACGCCGTGACCACATTTTTTTTCTGATTCTCCAAATAAATTATAGTCGGCTTGATGCGCCAATTCATGCGGCAAAATAACGTGTAACATTTCCTGATAATTACGGGCAAAAAATTTATTTGCCATGTGAACCTTGTTTAAGGTCTGATAATTTTTTCCCGCTGTTTTTGTAAGCCGATTGCACAAGATAATTTTAGGCGGGTCAAATCGCAGCAATTTTGGATATGTTTCAGCCAGCCCCTGCCAAACAGAGTTGGTTACAATATCGAGGGTTTGTTGTAGTGTTCGCATAAGTTAAATTATACCAAAGAAAATACGAATTTTGTCAGGGGCCAAAAAATAAAATCAGGGCCAACAATTAAACCAGCAAATGCCAAGACTGGCACAGAGATTGTTAGGATACCAAAGGCAACAAATTTGTTCATGAGTTAATTATACAACAAAAAAGCGTGGTTTTTTCGCACAAAATAAAAATATATTTTCACAAAAATCATTGACACGGGCCAAAATTATATGGTATAATTTTGGCGCCTCCAAACGCGAATGATTCGCGTTTGAGGTGTTTCACGTGAAACACCGGGGCTATTATGGTATAAAGCGATGCAACTTACAGCCATCGCCAATAACAGGCTGCAGTGTCTCAGCCAGTGCATATTCTGCCTGAGTTACATTATCCTCACCATAGCAAAACAGTTTATGTGCAGCCCGAACCGCTGCAATATCTTTTGTGTCTTTAGTATAAAAGAAATCAATACCATCAACATCAACCAGAATACGTGCAGTGTCGGCAGTAATGCCAATATACAGGGTAATGTCTGCAACAGTGTTAATGCTGGTCATCTCCCATTCGCCCAATACCATCAGTGCCTTAATAACTTTATTCATATATACCCTTAGTTAATATTACAGATAATACCCGGATTATGCCGGGTATTAGTATTACGCTTCGACTTTATCCCAGCCTTCAAAGGCAGCCTTTAGTGGCGTGAATTTATCTACAATGTCAAGTAGTATCGCACGTTGTTCTTCCAAAAATTCTACAGAATCCCATTCCTCCTGCTCCCAGTATCGGGGACGCACACCGTTAACCTCCTTGTATAAGTCCCACAATTCACGTTGCAAGTCAAGCAATTTATTATCTATCATTCTGCGTCATCCTCAAGAAAAAATTGATCCAGTGCGCCGCGATATTCGGCCAAGTTATTAAATTGCAGGCCGTGACGATCACAGAAGCGATCAAAGCGGGACAGTTGTTGTTCAGTGTATTGTTTGTTCATGAGTTAATTATATATCAAAAAAGCCTAAAAAGAATAAACCTACAAAAAATAAGGTATTAAAATAATCCTTGACACGGGCCAATTATACGTGATATAATTGGCGCCTCCAAATGCGAATGATTCGCATTTGCAGAGTGTAGGGGCTAAGCCCCTACAATCAATCAGGTCTTTTCAGCCCTGATAAAATCAGCGATTGCTTTAAGTGCAACCTTATTGGCCTTGGTCAGCGATTCAGTATCAGCCTCCGACAAGCCCAAGGATTCGCCGATATAGTCGGCTACAGTGTCCTTTTTAATCACAGCCTCGCCCGTCTTGGTCGCATAAGTCTTGGCAACGTACACCTTCTCACGCGAGAGCTTGGCAACGATAGAGCGAACAGATTTACCCAGTTCAGCCGCGATAGCGTCAACAGTCACGCCGTTGGTGTAGTCAGCAACCAGTTTCAGGGTTTGCTCAGGGGTATAGTTTACGATTTTTGCAGTCATGGAATTTTCCTTTGAGTTAATTAAGATTAGATTATATCACGGTTTCATGTTGTAGAAGTAAACAATGAATGGAAAACCAATCAATGTAGCACACAACACACAACCAGCCATTTCAACAATAAATTTTTTCATGATGTTATTATATCAGATTTTAAAAAGAATCCAGCATTTAATTGCAAAAATAATTGCAACAACCAGAACCGTGATGATGATAGTGTTTGTGTCCATGAATAGATTATAACCGAAAAATCGCTCATGTGCTAACAATCGCGATTGTATTTGACTATGGGCTAGGGGGGGTTAATAGACTCACGCTATCGCCCAGGCCTGGCGGCCCACCCACACGTAAACCACACTAAATATTTCAAAACCCAGCAGGTGCCGCAGTACAGCCCAAACTGCCCACAATTGACCCTACCATAGAAAATTTACCCTGGACATGTTGTTGTCTATAGTGTTATACTTTTACAAAAGGATATTCCCATGACCCAAAATTTACCTGCTGAAACAGTCCGTGTAGCGCCGGAATTTTTGGAAGTTGCCAACTGCTACTTGCAATTAAACTGCCCTCAAAAAGTTGCACACGAACTCGATTTACCCGTGGACACCGTCGCCGAAATCTTAAAACGCCGCGAGGTCAAAACTTATATTGACTCCGTATTTTTTGATACCGGTTACAACAACCGCTTTTTAATGCGTCGTGCCATGGATGCCGTAATCAAGCAAAAGTTTCAGGAACTAGAGGAGGCTCAAGCCGGCAGCTCCAAGGACATTTCAGAGCTGTTAATGATGTCACATAAAATGGCCATGGATCTCTTAGACCGTGAAATTCAGCTGGAAAAGATCCGTTCAGGAACTGGCCCGCAGCGGCAGGTCAATGTACAAATCAATGATGGTTTAGGTGACTCCAAGTACTCACAGCTGGTGCATAAGCTGATTTCGGGAGAAGGTGTATGATCTTGGTCAGCGACAGTGATGTGTTCGACACCATTGACATAAGTGATCTTTGGTGTTGTGACAAACTTATACTCTCCAAAAAGCTAGGATACTACTGTGGTCCTTGTGGCATTGCGCCCAAACCTGGCAAGTATATTGTACGCCCACTAATGAACTTGCGCATGATGAGTCGGGGTGCCGCCCTAGAGTATTTGGATTCAGACTCAATTCCTGACGGATACTTTTGGTGTGAAGTATTTTCAGGCCGACACTTAAGCTTTGACTACTGCCACGGACACCAGACTCTGGCAGTAGAAGGTTTTCGAAACAGCCAGCGATTAGACAGATTTTCACACTGGACTCGGGTACCCGATCAATTTGTGTTACCCGCACAACTGCAAGCGGTGGCCGAGCGGTACGCACATTTTAATGTGGAAGTAGTTGGTGATCACATAATTGAAGTGCACTTTCGCTACAACGATGACTTCCATAATCACACAGCCAACACCATAGTACCTGTGTGGCGTGACGAATTTTATCAAAGTACGTGCGGCGATCGACTAGGGTTTATACTAAAGGATGTTGCATGCTAACTATTTCACGACCAGACGTTAACTGCGATGTTATTCAAGAGTTTCCAGCTGATAAACGTTTTATTAAACTACCGATTGTAAACTATCTAAAACTTCTAGATATTTACGATACCATTAACCGACCCCAAATCGCCTTAATCAACGCTGTCAACGATCCTAAGTACCGTTTTGTGTGTGCTGCCCTTGCACGTAGACTCGGTAAAACTTATATTGCTAATGTAGTAGGGCAACTGGTTACATTAGTTCCAGGCTGTAACGTTTTAATTATTTCGCCTAACTACAACCTCTCGTCAATCTCGTTTGAACTACAACGTAAACTAATCAAGCACTTTGACCTAGAAGTTTCCAGAGACAACTTAAAAGACAAGATCATTGAGCTCTCAAACGGATCAACTATCAGAATGGGTTCCTTATCAACAGTTGACTCCACTGTTGGTAGATCGTACGATTTAATTATTTTTGACGAGGCTGCCTTAGGTGAAGGTGGAGAAGCTGCGTTTAACGTTGCCCTAAGGCCTACCCTAGACAAACCTAATTCAAAAGCTATCTTTATTTCAACTCCTCGTGGTCGCAACAACTGGTTTTCACAGTTCTGGAATCGCGGATTTGACCCTAACTTTCCAGAGTGGGTTTCCTTACAAGCAGACTATTCAGAGAACTTGCGTATGGCTGAGTCGGATGTAGCCGAAGCCCGCAGGTCTATGTCTAAAGCTGAGTTTGAGCAAGAATACCTTGCCAGTTTCACAGTGTTTGAGGGCCAAATTTATTCGTTAAGTGAAGCTGATGTTTTAGAACCTCCTAGTGACTTGGTGGGAGAAGCCATTGCTGGCTGTGACCCTGGATACCGCGATGCAACAGCATTTTGTGTACTAGTATACGATGAGGTTACCAACTGGTTCTGGATTGTAGACGAGTACTTAGAGTCGGAGGCAACTACACAAGCACACGCTGAAAAGTTTCAGGAACTGTGTACCAAGTGGGGTGTAGAATCAATTTTTATTGACTCAGCTGCTGCACAGTTTGCCTCGGACTTGGCTTATATGTATGATTTAGCGTCTGTTAAAGCTAAAAAAGACGTCTTACCCGGCATTGCTTATGTGCAAACTCTAGTAGCACAGGGTCGTTTAAAAGTAGCGCCGCACTGTACACACTCACGAGCAGTGTTCGACCAGTATCGTTGGGATACCAAAGAAGGTTTACAGCGTGAACGTCCAAAACACGATGAGTACTCTCATATGGCTGATGCAATTCGCTATGCTCTTTATACATACACCCTTTAATTATTGATTATATAATAGCCTTTAAAATAGTATTATAACATCAGGCAATAACAAAAGCAAGTTTGTTTATTTAACCTGCACCAAAAATTTTACTATTGACAATATTATGTCCTGGGTGTATAATACTAGTATTGTACAAAGCTACGTAATAAAATTTTGTAGTTTAAAAAATTATGGCAAAAAACACAAATAATCGAATACCTGTAAAGTGGGTTCGAGACAAAGCCAAGGCTGCTTATGAGAAAAAATCGCATTGTTTTATTTGCGATACACCTCAAGACCTTGAGCTACATCATCTACACTCAGTAACAATTCTGTTAAAGAATTGGGCAGAACAAAACGGGCATGATATATCCTCTGATGAGGGAATTTTAGCTGTGCGAGACGACTTTATCTCTGAGCACCATTGTGAGTTATATGAGCAAGTTTACACTTTATGTAATCGGCATCATGTAGCGCTTCATGGTGTTTACGGTAAAGCCCCCGCTCCTGGAAGTGAAAACAAACAGGCCCGATGGATTGGGATACAGCGCGAAAAGTTCCTTAACGGTGGTACCAGCATACCCGCTACTAGTTCCGGCTCGTTTTTCTCGGAGTTTATTTAAGGAATAAGAATGGCATGGTACAATAGTCCAGCTCAGTGGATGCGAGAAAAGTTTAATCCTGCTCAAGGGTTGATTTCTCGTGAACAAGGCGTTTTTATTAACTCAGATTCTGCAATATCTTATAATCAAGCATTTGATAAATTAGAGACTGTAAATCGTGGTGTTAGTATGATCGTATCAGGCTGTGCAAGCCTTGACTACGACGTCAAAGATAAAAAAATGGACGGGCAAGTAAATGGTGTGCGTCAAAAAACATTGCATACGCTCCTAAACTACGCGCCTAATCCGTATCAATCAGCACAAGAGTTTCGTAACAATATATTTACTGACTTTATCCTAGAAGGCAATATATTTCTTTACTACGATGGCGCTCACCTATACCACTTGCCTGCTTCGCGCACGCAAATTGAAACTGACCCTAAAACGTTTGTGGCTGCGTATCGTTATAATACAACCACAATTTTTAAGCCAGACGAAGTTATACACATCAAAGACTTAAGTTCAAGTTCTATCTATCGCGGCACCAGTCGTTTAGCCAGCGCAGACAGAAACATTAAGATTCTTTACAAGATGCAAACTTTTCAGGAGCAGTTTTTTGAAAATGGTGCTGTTACTGGTTTGATTTTTACAAGTGAAAACACACTGTCGCAAGTAGCCAAAGACAAGACTATTGCTAACTGGCAAAGCCGATACTCACCAAAAAACGGGGCTAAACGCCCAATGATTTTGGATTCCGGATTAAAACCATTTGCAAGCTTATCTGATTCATTCAAAGAAATGGATTTTGATACCTCAATTAAAACACATAACTCAAAGATCTTAAATTCTTTAGGTGTTCCACCAATCTTGTTAGAGGGTGGAAACAATGCTAACATTTCTCCTAACCTACGATTATTCTATTTAGAAACAGTTATTCCAATTGCTACTAAATTAGTAAGTGGACTTGAACGTTTCTTTGGATATGATGTTGAACCAATAACTAGTACTGTTAGTGCACTACAACCAGAAATGAAAGATGTAGCTGCCTACTATACCACTCTTGTAAACGGCGGAGTTTTATCTCCAAATGAAGCAAGAGAAGGGCTACGTTATGAACCTAAAGCGGGCAATGATGACTTACGTATACCAGCAAATATTGCCGGAAGCGCATCAAACCCTAGCGTTGGTGGTGCACCTAAAAAGCCGGATTCCGGAACTAAGCCAGCGCCACAAAATTAACCAAGGAATCAAATGTTAAAAGATAAAGTACTACACTTAAATAGTGCTTTTACTGTTAAACAAGATATCCTGCCTCAAGCTGGTAGTAGCTCAATTGAATCAATCTTTATCGAAGGCTACGCAAGTACCATTGACATTGACAGACAAGGCGACGTTGTACCAAAATCAGTATGGGAAGCAGGTATTCAAAACTACCTTAAAAATCCAATTATACTAGCTCAACATGATTATGACGACCCAATTGGTCGTATGGTTGACTACAAGATTGATGATAAGGGTTTATGGGTAAAAGCAAGAATTTCATCAGCGGCCGAAGAATGTTACGGCCTTATCAAAGATAAAATACTTACAGCGTTTAGTATTGGCTTCAAGGTTCTTGATGCAGAATACAACAGTGCTGCGGAAGTATTTTTAATAAAGGAACTAGAACTAGTCGAAATTTCGGTAGTTTCGGTACCTTGCAATCAGAATACGGTTTTTGACCTTTCTAAAGCATTCTCGGATGCACACGAATACACAGAGTTTAAACAGCAGTTTACCCCCAACGGCAACTCAGCTAAAGGGCTAGAATCCACTACGGAAGTAAACAGCACATCACAAGGAAAATGGAAAATGGATCCAAAAGAATTAGAACAAATGGTAGCTAATGCTGCTAAAAGTGCTGCTGAACAAGCCACTAAATCAATGGTAGCCGCTCAAGAAGCTGCTGCTCAAGAAAAGGCTGCTGCTCAAAAAGCTGCTGCTGAATTTGACGCTAAAGTTAAAGCTGCTGTACAGATTCAAATGGGCGACAGCGGTGCTGAACGTCTGTTAGCTGAAATGACAAAGCGCCTAGACGAGCAAACTGCTTCAAGCAAAAGTGCTCTAGAAGGCCTAGAAGCCTCTATCAAAGAAAAGGCTGCTGAGCTGTCGGCTATTCAACGTTCAAAAATGTCTTTCAACGACAAGCAAACTGGCGAAGCTGTCAGCTACGGTGATCGTGAAAAGGCTGTTCTACTGGCTAAAGTTGCTGGCAAGTCAATTGAAAACACAAAGTTTGGCCGTGAACTAATGGAAAAAGCTGCTACATACAATGTAAGCACACCACTAGGTACTACAACTGGTCAAATTGGTACAACTGGTGCTCACATGGCATCTGGTATCTGGGAACTAGAAGTTTCCACAAACATGGAATCTGAAGTTCGTCGTCGTTTAGTGGTTGCTCCACTGTTCCGCGCAATTTCAATGCAAACCAACGTTATGACTATGCCTCTGAACCCAGAAGCTGGTTTAGCTACTTGGGTTGCTAATGCAGACTTCGGCGCTGCTGGCAGCCGCGGTGGTGCTACTGCAACAACTGGTTTTGTACCTGGCGTTGGCTCACCACACAAGCTAAAAGAAGTAACGTTAAATGCTTACAAAGTAGCAACTAACGAATACCTAGCATACGAAGAAGAAGAAGATAGCATTCTTGTTATTCTTCCAATCGTTCGTGACGCAATGATTCGTCGTTTAGCTCGTACAGTTGATCGTGCATACTTGCTTGGCGATGCCGGCGCTATTGCTCCGTTCAGCGGCTTGAATGCATACGCTACAAGCGGTGCTACACCAAGCGCAGCAGCAGCTAGCTACGGTTCAGTTGCAGCCCTACGCGCAATGCGTAAAAACTTGGGTGCATGGGGACTAGACCCAGCAGAAGTAGTGTTTGTAGTTTCTCAAGACGTATATTACGACTTGCTAGATGACAGCACTTTCCAAGACATGAGCAAAGTTGGTGCGCAAGCTACACAACTAACCGGTCAAATCGGTCAAGTTGGTGGTTCTCCAGTGCTAGTATCAGCAGAGTTTGATACTAAAGGTGCTACTAAGACAGGTGCTATTGCATTTGCTCCAGGTAACTTCTTAGCTGGTAACCAACGTGGTCTACGTATGGATACTCAAGAGTTGGTCGAAACTCAGCGTCGTGTTCTAGTTGCGTCCCTACGCACTGGTATGACTCAAGTTACCGGCAACCAAGGTTCCGGCGCTAGCAAGCTAGTTTGGGCAGCTTAATTTTAAGTTAAGTTAAAGATTGGGAACTTCGGTTCCCGATCTTTTAAAAGGGCATACAGTGCTCTTTTAAAAGATCACAAAGGATATTCAATGACACAAAATCTAATTACAGTTGCTGAATATAAGTCCTATTCAGGAATTTCAAGTACAAATCAGGACGCACAAATTACTGCGTTAATTCCTAAAGTTAGTGAGCTAGTAAAAAATATTTGCCGCAGAACTTTTGTTGACTACGTAGATGACTTTAAAACGGAAACAAAACGTAGTTTAACTAACAATCAATTTTTTGCCCGCGAGACTCCGGTTATTAGTGTTAGTGCAGTAGAGTTTTCTGACGATTTTGGTAAAACGTACTCAACATTGGTAGAATACCAAGATTATGTCGTTGACACAGAAGCCGGCGCAGTTGAAGTTATTGCTTATCCATATGTAGACTACTCAAGAGTTAATGCTTTTCGTGTAACTTATAATGCTGGTTACGAAACAATACCGCAAGATTTAAAAATGGCAATACTAGACTTAGTTCAGTACTACTTACGTAATGACTCAGCAGTACATAGCCACGGCTCTGTTAGTCCAAACACTACTCAAATTGAGTACATTAGTTCTACTAATCTACCTGCACATATTAAACGTATTTTAGATCTGTATACTGAGAGTTACGACTAAATATGAGTATATTAGAGTTTACCTCAGCTTTAAGAGATAAAGCCAGTAACAGTGCCGCCACTAAGCAAGCAAAAGATTTATTAGATCGTTTAGCAAAACAGACTACTGGTGCATATACGTCTACTAGCTCTATGAGACGTTCCGCCTCTATTTTAGCAGAAGACTCTAAAGGATTTAGAGAGTTAGGTTCTAAGCAAGGCAGGACTAGATTAATTGTAACTGAAGATACATTAAAACAATTATTAGATCAATTCGGACTTAGCACAGTATCAGAAGAAGAAGCTATACAGATGTATATGGAGTTTTTGTCTAATACTTACGGTCAAAAATACAGAGCGTCGCATTTTGAATTTTATACCCCCTCTGGCGATATACTGCCTGGCGCAAAAATTAGGACGCCTCTTGGGGAATACGTAAAGTCAATGGCAGGCAAGTCTGTAATAGCAATTCGCGGATTAAATTTTTCTCATGAAAATACGCTAAAACATATGGCGGAATTTTTAATGTATGCTAAGCCAAGTAACATTGCTGGTTTAACCTTAAAAGAAGTACAAGAAGCAATTTCACGAATTTATGAGCGAGGACATATAATTGCTACTACTACAGGTAGACAGCAAGTATCTATTGGAAATATATCAGACGAAAATACAGTACTAGATAAAATTGTACAATTAAGCGCTGATCTAGATATTGCTTCGTCTTCTCTTAGTAATCCAAAATACGCAAAAATACTATCGTCAGTTAACAAAGACTTTTCTGGCAATAGAATGTTTATGAATATTGAGTTTCAGCTAATTCGTAATGAAACTGGAACAGGTAACCAGGATAGTGCCGATATTACCCGAGGTTTACGTATTATATCTACGCTGTATAATTTGCTAGATAATATAAAACTATCGTCTAGAGGCTCTTTGTTATCAATTCCTATAGCTACCAATTTAAAAAATGCTGCAAAACAGATGGATAATCTGTTAAAGAAATTAGAAAAGCAAGAAGAATACATTACAAAAGTATTGGCAGGATATATAGAAAACCCTGAAAAATATATACTAGACTTAAAGTCATCAGATACTTTTAAAGAACAGTTAAAAAAACGTATTGTAGCTCCCCTAAAAGGAGTTGCTGCCCCTGTTTTAAAAGTTAGACATAATAATGTACTTGCAGCCAACAGTAATATAATGCCAGCAAAAATAGCGTCTGTAAAAACAGATGTTAAAAAGCTAGTAGCACAAACTAAAAAAGAATTAGAAAACGCTAAGCGACTACAGCATGCAACTGCTGTCAAACCCAAACGTGTAGAATCAAATCAAGTAAATTTAACTAACTTGCAAAATTTGATTAATCAGCACTTACAAAGCGTAGTTTCGGCTAACATGGGCAACGGCACTCAGCGTAGCGTACTAAACTATCGTACCGGCCGATTTGCAGAATCAGTTAAAGTAGAAAGAATGAGTGAAAGCCGTGAAGGTATGATTACCGCTTTTTACTCATATATGAAAAGTCCGTATCAAACTTTTGAGCCTGGATTTCGTCAAGGCACTCCAAAAACACGTGACCCTAAACTGCTGATTGCTAAGTCAATTCGTGAAATTGCAGAAACACGTGTAACAAATAGAATGAGAGCTGTTTCGATATGAGTCGTAGAACATCAATTTTAAAAGCACTAACAGAGAAGCTTAAATTAATAGACGGCAATACGCCTTATCAAATTAACCTTTTCAACAACGCTTATCCTAAGCTAAAGTTTTGGGACGAAGTAAATGACTTTCCTTGTGTATACGCCACTCCTGGAAGTGAAACTCGTGAGTATTTAGGCTCAGACTTTACTTGGGCTTGGCTTGGCGTTTCACTAAAAGTGTACTGCAAAGGCGAAGACGCTCAACAGCAACTAGAGTACTTACTAGAAGACATTGAAGCTGTTGTTCATGATAATCGTGTTTTACAATACGATGCAGAAAAAAATTATGAAACTACCGAGATATTGGTAGTTTCGATAACAACTGACGAAGGGCTATTAGCGCCTTATGCAGTCGGTGAAATTAATTTACAAGTGCGTTATGCGCTTATGTAATCAATCAACGCACAAACATTAATACAGATAAAAGTCTAGTCAAAATGTTTTAGTGTGTCAAATAATCACAAAAAGGAAAGATTATGGCATTAAATTTAGTACGTAACAGTAGAGTATTCTTTACTACAGATGTTAACGCTACCACAGGTGTAGTAGACACTGCTGCTTTAGAAGCAGCAAAAACATTTGAAATTCAAGTTCTAGACGGACTTACTTTTTCACAAAACACCAACCAAGAAACAGTAACCATTAACGAAGCAGGCTCGTCACCAGTTCGTGGACAGCGTAGCTTTAACGTTAGTTTAGCTCCTGTAGACTTTTCAATGAGCACTTATATTCGTCCGCGCAAAACCACAACTACGGGTACGCCTGCACTTGTAACCATTGACGCAGAAGAAAGTGTACTATGGAATGCGCTATCAAGCGTAAGTGGTGACGGTTGGACCGCAGGTGCCATAAGCTCTGAGCTTAAGTTTAACAAATCTAACGCTAACCAGCTTCAAAAGTTTGGTTTAATTATTATCTTAGATAACGTTACTTATGTTATTGATGACTGTGTACTAACACAAGCAACAATTGACTTTGGTATTGACGCTATTTCTACAATTGCATGGACTGGTCAAGGTAAAACTCTTCGTAAGTTAGAATCAAACGGCACAACTAGTTTAGTTGAAGGTGTACCTACGTTTAGTGGTGGTTTAGCTGGTAGTTATACTCCAAAAACTATTGATGCACCTTTTATTGCTAATAAATTGAGTACTGCTACAGTTGCCAAAGGCACAGGTACTGCTTATGAAGTAGCTATTACTGGCGGTTCCATAACTATTAACAACAACGTTACTTATTTAGTACCAGCTAACTTAGCTGTTGTTAACCAACCAGCTACTTATTTCACAGGTACTCGTGCTATTAGCGGTAGCTTAAATGCTTACTTAAAAACAGGCGGTACAACCGACACCGGCGCGCTACTTGCTAGCATGCTGTCAGACACAAGTAACGTTGAGCCTAATTTTAACGTACAGGTTGCAATTGGTGGAAGTACAGGCGCTGTTAAGGTAGAGTTAAGCATGCCTACAACTATGTTGACAATTCCAACAATTGATGTACAACAAGTTGTTTCTACTACAATTAACTTTACTGCTCAAGGTTCTGCAACCGGTAATGCTGGTAGCAGCTATGACATTGACGCTGCAAACGAACTATCTGTTAAGTACTACGCAACTTAATTTAGTGTAGTTTTTACACAAAGGGGTGGCTTGATCACCACCCCTATTTTTCTTTATTAAAATAGGATATAACTCCAAATGACAAATCTATCACTTAAATCTCTTTTAGTACCTTCAAAAAATGTTGACATTGAGTACCCAGGAATGCCTGGATTCAAGATTTCAGTAGCATTTTTATCACGCGAAACACTTGTAGGTATTCGCAAGAAAGCTACAAAAACAGCTTTTAAAAATCGTCAACCAGTTGAAGAATTAAACGATGATTTATTTTTACAACTATACGTTCAAGCCTCTGTAAAAAGTTGGTCAGGACTTAAGCTTAGCTATTTAGAGCAGCTAGCGCCAGTAGACTTAACGGGACAAAAGTTAGAAAGTGAACTTGAGTTCTCAGAAGAAAATGCTCTTTTCTTGATGAAGAATTCCTCAAACTTTGACGCGTTTATTTCAGAAACGGTTACTGACTTGGGAAACTTTCAGAGCAGCAGCGAAAAGAAATAAGTGAAATGATTACTTCATACTTTCAAAATAGTCAAGTGTCGATGACAAAAGAACTTTATTTTGAAATGTGTGAAGCATTTGGTAACGAGCCAAATGATTCAGAAATTCCTGTGGAATTAATGGATTTTCCAGATGAAATACAAGACGTTTTTTCTCTTTATTATAAGCTACGAGACGACTGGGATACTATGAATGGAATTTACTTAGGTAAAAACTATTCTGGTATACTCGATACTTTAGAAATTTACGAAGTAGAAAAAATAGACCGAAAGTTTTATATGGAATGGTTCTCGGTTATTGATGCTGCTAGATCAAAGATACTTGCAGCTAATCGCCCTAGTAAGTAAACAAAAAGATAAAAGCCCTGTAGATGAAAATTTACAGGGCTTTTTTGTTTGGTTAAAAAATTTATGCATTGACACACAAGGGCTGTTATGCTATAATATGGTGATTAAATGAAAATTGTAGCAAGTGGATAAATTATATCTGCTTATAAATACGGCTAATAGAAGGAAACCTATGGCAACAGAAAATATTAAGATTGGTATAGACGTTGTATCTAATACAGATGCAGAAACTGCCAAAGCTATAAAACTAAAAAAGGCGTTTGAAGACGCAAATCGAGCTGCAGGTAACACAGGCGGTACTGCAGGTTCTCGCGCAGTTTCTGCTAAAGCGGCTCCTAGTGGACCCGGCATGACTGGTGCTCAATACAATATATCAAAAGGTGTTGGTGGAACAAGCGCCAGAGACTTTGCAGATGAGGCTAGGGGTCTAGGTGGATTAGTTCGTGCATATGCTACTTTTGCTGCTAATATTTTTGCTGTAAGCGCAGCATTTACAGCACTAAGAGATGCAGCACAAACAGATAATTTAGTAAAAGGGTTAAACACACTTGGTGCAACAGCCGGTATAAGCCTTGGAACTTTAAGCAAACGACTAGTGGAAGCTACTGATGGGGCTATTTCACTAAGAGATGCTATGACAGCTACAGCACAAGCGTCCTCAGCAGGTATGTCATCTAAAAACTTAGAACGTTTAGCAGTGGTAGCAAAAAATGCTAGTACTGCTTTAGGTGTATCTATGTCAGATGCCTTAAGTCGTTTAAGTCGTGGTATTACTAAGTTAGAACCAGAATTACTAGATGAATTAGGAATATTTACTAAAATAGGTCCTGCTACAGAAAAATATGCTTTACAAATAGGTAAAACAGCCTCGCAGCTTAGTGACTTAGAAAGACGTCAAGCATTTGCAAATGCAGTACTAGAAGAAGGTGAAACTAAGTTTAATAGCTTAAGTTCTTCTTCAGCTAATGCGTATGATAAGTTGCTGGCTACAGTAAAAAATGCAGGCCAAGAAATTCTTAGCAGCATTAATGTAATATTAGAACCAATAGCTAAGTTTTTAGCCAACAATCCTTTAATTGTAGCTGCTAGTACTATCGGGATAGCAGCAACACTTTTAAAAAGAGCTATACCTGATTTACTGGGTGACTACACCAGAATACAAGCAGCAAATGAAAAAGCTCTAGAAACTCAAACTAAATCTTTGGAAAGCTCAAAAAAGCTACAAGCACAACTACTACAAGAAAAAGCCGCAGCGGAAGCAATGGCTAAATCAGCTGCTATAAATGCTGATCGCAGATTAGCAGAAGCTGATGCAGCCGACACAGCAGCATCAAAAATTAAGCAGAGCAAAAGTAGATCAGCAAAATTAGACGAAATACTTGGACCGCAAACGGATTATGCAGACGTTAGCAAATCACAGTTAGCGGCCTTAGAACAACAAGCACAAAAATTTGATGGAAAAAACAAAAAAGCTGCAGAATCGTATAGATCTTTGGCTACTGCAATATCTGCATATCAATTAGAGTTAACAAAAGAATCTGTTTCAACCGAGGCAGCAAAAGCAGCTACGGATAAACTAGCACAATCTAAACAAAGATTAATTGTTATAGAAAAAGAAATGCAAGCCGCACAAGCTGCAGCAGCTTTAAGTAACGCTAAATTAGCCGCTGCAAACAATCTACAAGAAAAAGGCTTTTTAGGTATATTTTCTTCTGTAGGTATTTTAAACAAAGGTTTAAAAGAGTTGGGCACTACTACGGGCACAAAGTTTGTAGAAATAGGAAAATTTATTGGTAGCGCACTATTAGGTGGACTAGGTAAAATGTTATCTGGTTTAAATATGGTTACAATAGCTTGGGCAGCTTTAACTTTACTATTAGATCTTGGCGCCGCTGTTTTTAGTAAAAATGCTAAGGAAATGGAAGCATTTTCCAAAGCTGCTGAAACAGCTAAAGATAGTGCCGACAATGTGAGCAGAACTATAGATGCGCTAAATAAAAAAGGTGGCTTTGCAAGCGGTACAATTGACGGCATTAATGCAATGTCTAATGCTTTTACTGAATTAGCAGATTCCGCAAAAACAGCTACAGATGCGGCTGCCAAAGCCCAAAAATCTTTAGACTTTTCTTGGTGGGATAAGGCTGCTAATAGTATTAAAAAATTAATAGGTGGAGATATTGCAAACAAAGAAGCGGATGCTTTAGGTGCTCAAATAGAAAATGCTTCTAAAATAATGGCTAGAGTAAGTGGAGGAGGTACTGCAACTTCCAAACTAAAAGGAATGTTAGGTATTACTAGCCTGGATGCTGAATCTGCTAGTCAAGCATTTAAAAAATTAGACGACGTTTCCAAAGGAAAAATAGTTGCTTACTTAAAAGAATTTAGTAATGAATTAAATACTACTTCACAGAAATTAACTAATTTTAAAACAAGTACAGATACTGCATATAAATCTCTTCAAGAATTTATACAGTCAACAGCAGTAAATAATCCACTATTAAAGCTTGGTCAAAGTTTACAAACTGTTGGCTTAAGCATGACAGAAATATTTACGTCTAACGATCCTTCAAAGATGTTAGCTGCAATGGATGATTTGGTAAAAAATACTGAAAAAGCTGCATTATTTGGTCCAAAATTTGTAGAAGGAATAGTGAGTGTAAGAACTGAGTTTGCTCAGGCTACAAAAGAGGTAAAAGGTGTACAAGATGCACTAGCCGATAATACACTAGAATTAGATAAACAGCAAAAAATTGTTGATAAATTTAATAAAACTTATGGTACAACACCAGTAGAACTAAAAGCGACGTCCAGTGTAGGACAATTTATAGATTCATTTTCTGCTGACACTGCTAAAAAAGAAACAGAGCGTTTACAAAGCGATAGGCGTGAACTTAATAAGGCTGTTAGCGCGGGTTCTGAAAAATATAGCGACGTATTTAAAAAGGCTACTTTATTATTTACCGATGGATTAAATACTGCTTTTAAATCAGGTGCAGAGTATATAACTAAAGCTCTGGGCCAAGTAAAAGAAAAAAATGCATTGGACTTTGCAAGAGCTCAAGCAGGTGGTTTAAGTGGTGAAAATCAAGCAACAAAAATAGCCCAAATTAATCAAAAAGATGCTGAGTTACAGATACAGCTTATTAATACAAATATAAGTCTAATTAAATCTCAAGAAGATTTAGCAGCAACAATTAATGAAGCAAACGCTCTTGCAAATGCAGCAATTGTAGGTAAAAATGCAGATCTTCCTCAAACAGCAAAAGATCAAGCACAATCTTCCGTGGCGGCAGCACAAGCATATAAATCTTTTGTAGGTGATGTAACTTCCAATAAGGCTAATACTAGTCAAAAAAGCATAGAAAGTTATGCTACTGGAAAAGGTCTAGACAGTTTTGCAACAGCTTTATTTAAGTCGTTAGCAGGAAAGTTATCTTCTGCTTTAGCAGGACAAGAGGCTGCTAAAGAAACCACTAAAGGTAAAGCTCGTGCACAAGGTGAAACAGATAGACAAAATATTGAGTCTGGACGTTTTGGTGATTTAGCTAAAATTAGTCAACAAGAACAACAAATTCTATCTGCAAAAATACAGCAAAAATCAATTCTTGACTCTATTGCAGGTGTAACAAGTCAAGAAGCTATATTAAGCCAACAAAAACTAGATAATAGTTTATTAGAGAAAAAACAGAGTCTAGAGTTAGAAGATATACAGTCTCGTATGGTTAAAGCTGGTTCAGACGAAAAAGAAATAAACAAGCTAGATAAAGAAAAAACAAGTATACAAGAACGGCAAAAACTAGAAAAGGATAATGCCGGTTTAGTAGTTAGACAAAAATTACTAAATTTAGAATTAGATAAAATTAGCCAACAGTATGAACTTATTGCCTCTAATGCCGAACTACAAAAAACCACGGCTTTAACCAAATTAGATTATGACTCTCAGGAGCTATCACTACTATCTTCGGCGTATGATATAACAAAAGAGTATGCTATTGTTAAACAAACGCAGTTAGATAAAGAAAGGGCACTAGTAGAGACTAGCATTACTATGCAGCAAGTTCAAGACGTGCTTAACAAAAAGCGTGAAGACGGCGAGTTGCGAATAGCCGAACTTGGAGGCAGCAGAACATCGGCTCAAGCTGAAGCTATTCTTGCAGAAATAGCTAGGCAAGAAACCTTAACTAAAAATACTATTTCAGGTTTATCCGTACAGTATAATAGTAAAATAGCAGTACTAAATAAAACAAAAGAAATAAACCTAGAACAAGAACGATACAATCAATTACTTGAAAGTAGCGTAACATTTGCTGAGTCGTTAAAAGGTGCATTTGGCGAAGTAGGTGCAGCTATTGGTGGTTTTGTTACATCTTTAACTGAAGTAACAATACAAAATGAAAGAAATACTAAAGCACTTGAAAAAGCCACTAAAGCTAAAAAAGAAGCTTACGATAGTAAAGATGTTGACAAAATAGCCGATGCTGATTTAGCGTATAATGCACAAAAACGCAAGTCACAAAAAGATGAGTTAAGCGGAAACATAAAGCTAGTATCTTCAGCTAAAACTATGTTTAACGAAAAAACTGCTACTTACAAAGCACTAGATAAAGTTGAAAAAACAATGCATTTGTATAGAATGGCTATGGATGCAAAAGAACTAGCTTTTAAAGTTGGTAACGCAATAATGGGTGTTACAGCCAAAGCAGGAGCAGAGGCAGCAAGTACGGGAATAACCTTTGCAGGCGTTGCAGCAAGACTACCTGCTTATATTGCAGAAATTTATGCTAGCTGGGGTGCTATGGGTCCCTGGATGGCAGCAGCAGCAGGGGTATTTATTGCCAGTAAACTTGGGGCATTTGGTGGCGGTGGTGGCGGCAGTGTTCCTACATTTAGCGCTAACTCCGAACAAATACAGGAAACCCAAGGTACGGGAATGACCTATGACTCAAAAGGTAACAAAGTTTCGGACATAGGCGGTATTCTTGGTGATGACGAGGCAAAAGCTAACTCTATAGTTAATTCTTTAGAAATACTAAAAGAAAACTCTTTTGAAGGCCTGGACTACGACAATAAGCTGCTACGCAGTTTTGAAAATGTAGCTGGCGCAATAGGTAAAGCTACTAACACAGTACTAACTTCAGGGCTAAGAACTGTAACTAGTGAAATACTTGAAATTATGTCACCTAAAAAAGAAGGCGGTTTTGGTTCAAGTATACCTATTTTAGGGGGTATTATAAGCGGGATATTTGGAGGAGATCGCTCAGAGTCAAGCAGTATTAACAGCCAAAGACTAGAGCTTAGCGGAACTTTTTATAACGTATCTAAAGATATAGAAAGTGGGTTAAGCCAAGTAACTGACGTGTTAGTTAAATGGGAAGAAGATGGTGGGTGGTTTGGAAGTGACGACTCAGGTAGTTATATTAAACCAATAACAGGTACAGTTCCTGATGACATAAAAGAAGCATTTACTAGCATTTTTGATAATCTTGAGCAAGGCTACCAAGAAATAGCTAAAATGATGGGTAATAAAGATTCGTTTACTTTTGTTACTGATAAACTAAAAACCGTAGAATTAAGAGGCCCCAAAGGCAACCCTCTTAAGTTTGATTATACCGGACTTAAAGGTGACGAACTTAAAACAGAATTAGAAGCATACTTTAGCAAAATAAACAATATTGCAATAAAAGCGCTGTTTCCAGAATTTAAAGAATTTGAAACTGCAGGCGAAGATTACGGTACTACCGCTGTTCGTGTTTTACAAAATACAAAACAAGTAAGAATAGGCTTAAATTCTATTGGATCAGCAAAAGCCGGTTCAATTGGTGAAGGGCTTTCCGGATTCAGAGCTGCAGACGACATTTTAAAAGAAGCAGGCGGCTTAGATGTTTTTGCAGATCAAATAAAAGCTTTTTCTGACAATTTTTTAACTGAAGCTGAGCGTTTAGTTCCTAAACAAAAAGCAGTTACAGATGAAATGAACAGGCTTGGTTATGCAAGTGTTGACACGCGCGAAGAATTTAAAGCACTAGTACAAAGCGCAAGTATTTCAAAAGAAGACTTTCAGTCATTAATGAATATTCAAGCAGGATTTCTTGCAATAAGAGATGCAGAAGAAAAAGCATTAAAGGCTCGTACAGACAGCTGGAATAGTTTCTTTGATAAGTTCGCTAGTGCAAGTGCTAAAGCAAGTAAAAATACTGGTGAAATTACTACTGTATTTAGTAAGTTTGGTATACAAATACCAAAAACTAAAGCACAGTTATTTGAGCTACTAGAAACACTGCGTAGAAGTGCTCCTGATACTGCCGACGCTATACTAGATATTTCAAGCGCGCTAGACACCTATTACAACTCTGCTGAAAGTTTTGAAAAAGTAACGCTTTCACTAAGCAACAGCTTAAAAACTACATCAGATACGCTAAAATCACAAATTAAAACATTAAAAGATTATAACACTAATTTACTACTAGGTTCACAATCGGCTCTAAGTGCAAAAGATCAGTACGGAATAGCAAAAGATCAAGTTGCCAGACTGCAAGGAATTATACAAGGTGCCGCAAATACACCAGAAGAAGTAAAAACCCGCAACGACGCAATTAGCTCATTTACTGGTGCTTCTGATACTTTCTTAAAATTATCTAGTACACTTTTTGCAAGTGGTCCTCAGTATCTTAGCGATTTTAACTCAATACGTTCTGCTGTTCAATCAACTACTAGTGCATTAGAAAGCCAGTTAACTGATACTGAAAAACAGCTAGAAAAATTAACCGAGTCTAATACCTTTTTACAAGAAATTAGCACAGCAACAAAAACAACTAGTGAGTATTTAGGCGCATATTTAAAAGCAGGTGGCGTATCAATTAGCACTGCTTCTAGTTTTGCTGTAGGTACTAACTATGTTCCACAGGATATGATTGCACAAATTCACCAAGGTGAACGAATTATTCCTGCCGCTGATAACGCAATGTTAATGCAAAATTCCAAAAACAATAACGCACAAACACAACAACTAGTAAATCAAATTGTTAACTTAACAAAGCAGGTAGAAGAGTTGGCTGCAGTAGTAGCTGATGGGGCTATCCTTAACGCTAAGGCTACCGATCGTAACACACAAGAAATTACTAAAGTTATTTCTAGTGCTAATGATAAGGCAATTCAATCTAACCGCTTACAGGCTAAAGCCGGCATTAAGTAAGTAAAATAGGGGTCTTTAATTAGACCCCTATTTATTACCTTTATAAGGATAACAAAATGGCAAATTTAAGAGTAATACATACTAACGTTGCAGATTTGGCAACAATAAGTGTTGGCATTAACAACACAGCCGCAGGGTTTGATATAAAAAATGTACAAAATACTAAAAAAACTAGTGTACATAGAAGCTTAGCTAGTACAGTAAATTATGAACTAAAATGGGAAGGTAACCCACAAAAAGTAAGTGCAATAGCACTGCCAGCTACAAATTTATTAGATGGTGCAAGTATAAGTGTAAAGCTATACACAGGGGTTAACGATACCACAGCTAGAGCTGATAGCGGTACATTAACCGCAGCAAAAGATAGAACAATATTAATACCCCGTAACGGTACTTATGATAGTAATGTTTTTGCGTATAACGGGGCTACTAAAACTAGTGTGTGGTTTAATGCGGAATATCTTGTAGAAAAAATAATTATATCTGTTGTTAGCGGAGCCCCTGTTGATTGCGCAAGAATAGTATGCGGAACTTACTGGGAAAGCAGTAGGCAAGTAAGTAACGGCATTACACTTGGTATTACAGACAATAGTGTAATAACTACTAGTAGGGCTGGCGATGTATACGCAGACCGTAGACCTAAGCAAGAAACAATGCAGTTTCAGCTACAGTACTTAAGCGACACAGATAGACGTAAACTTCAACAAATTATGAATGCTTATGGCTCAAACGGGTTACTGTTTGCATGCGTATTTCCAGATAATACAAATCCTGAAGTCACTCAGGCTTATTCAATATATGGAAGAAGTCAAGATAATAACTTAGAGTATGTTTTATTTAGTTTGTATAACAGTAGTATGACTATAAACAGTTGGTAAATAAATGAAAAAAGTAAGTGAATTAATAAATTGGTTAAATACACCAGATCATATAAAATGTACGCTTGTGGACATAGTAGGAGTAGGCGGCACGACCGATTCTTTTTACTTATCTAGTGTAGCATATAATAGCACAATAAATTACTGGCCTATAATTAACGGCGGCTTAATTTTTACCGAAAGCCTATCTGTGGACGGCTCTGTATCCTCAAGTTTTGGCAGCTTAGAGCTAGTTAACTTTAATGGTGAATATGATTACTTGTTAGACTATGTGTGGAAACGCAGAAGAGTAAAAATTTATTTAGGTGATCCTTCTTGGCCAAAAAGTGACTTTGTGTTAATATTTGATGGTTTAGTAGAGGATTTAACTTGTGATAGCGAAAGTAGTTTAACTATATCAATATTTGATAAACTACAAAAACTAAATGATAATATTACAGAAAAAACACTGCTAAATACCAGCTATTCTCAAAATACTCAAAACACAATATTGCCCCTACTATTCGGAGAGTGCTTTAATGTTCAGCCATTGTTTGTAGGCACCGACAATACCAAAGATATTCGTAATGTATACATGTACCACGATGGTGTAAAAACTGGGGGCGGTACTAGTGGTTTAATTGAAGTACGTGACAACGGTATACCTGTTGAAGTAGTAGAAGATATAACTGAAGGTACTTTTTCTTTAATATCTGACCCAAGAGGTACTGTAACTTGCAGCGCACAAGGATACGCACCCTATACTAATACTGTAGCAGGAATTATAGCTGCTATTGTTAAAAACTATGGTGCCAACCATAATAAATTTACAGATTCAGATATTGCTTTTGAGGATTTTACTAACACCAAAAAAGTAGGTATATTTATAAAAGACAGGATTAATATACTAGACGTATGCTCGCAGCTTGCTAAAAGTGTTAATGCTGGGTTAATCTGCCCTAGTATAACTATTGCAAATGATACTGTTAGTGCCAGTAAACTAAAACTAATTGAACTAACTGCCCCTAAGATTCTTGCGGACTCTGAGTATAAATTTAAGTTTACTGATGCGTCTATGGTTGAAGGCAGTTTAGCAATTTCTCAAACATTTCCAGTTCGTCCTATTATAAAGTTATCATATTGTAAAAATTATACTGTACAAGCAACAGTAGCTGAAGGAGTAAATCCGGCCGTAAATTTTTCTTATGAGTATTCCTATGTAACGGCTAAAGATGATGCAAAACAAATACTGTACAATGATAGCGGTACTGCTACAGAAGAACCTACATTATTACTAGTAGAATCAGAAGCAGAAGAAGAAGCTGCCAACAGGCTACTGCTGTGGTCAAAACAGCGATTTTTAGTAACAGCAATATATTTTCCTGAGTTTATTTTTGTGCAATTAGGTGACAGAGTAAGTATACAATCAAGTAGATTTAATTTAACTACAGCAAAACCGGGTATTGTGTTTTCGATTCAAAGAGACTGGGTAACTGGTATGGTACAAATTGGAGTATTAATTTAATGTTAAAAACACCTGTTAACAGCAAAGACACTGCTTTACAAGCATTGCCGCAGCGAGTAGTATCGCTAAACACAAATTTTATATCTTTGGCTTCTCCGTATCTAGAATTTGTGTACGGAGGAATTAATGATACAGCTTTTCCTACAAGCATAACCGTAACTGCTCAGTTGGCAGGTAATCTACAAGGCGTTGTTGAGTTCCCTCCTATTGATGGTTTAAAAGAAGGCACAACTTTTGAGCAGGTTGGCAATACTCTAATAATAGACCCCAGTAAATTTGCTGGGTACTATATAACCATACAGGCCACACTAGACTTTAATGGTGCAACATATACCTCTAACCCCGTAGTTATATCCAAAAGATATACTAGCCTATCTACAAGGTTAACCAGAACTTTTGATGTTATAAGCAGTGATTCGGACGGCAAAAATTATATATTACCAACCGACGCTAATACTCTAGAACTGTATAATGGTAGTATTAAGCTAACAAAAGATGTAGTTTATGGAATACTTGGAGAAAGTGTTCTTAACTATAAAACAGTTGATGGGTTAACATTAACCATAAACAAAAACACTGGCGCAATATCTCTTAGCGATGCTTCTACGTCTACTAAATGGGATAAAGATAGTGCAACTTTTGTTTTAACAGCAACTATTGGTTTAACTACATTTTCGTCTACTTATACTATAAACAAGTTAAGAGAAGGCGGTGTTGGAGTAGATCCCACTGTAGCCCCTACCCCTACAGGACTTAAAGTGTCGGGCGGAACATCTTTTATATTTGTTTCAGTTGGCGTTCCAGATTATACTGTAGGACACGGACACTCAAAAACTAAGATATATGCACTAAGTAAAAAACAATACCCAGAAACAGAAGAACAAATTTTTGCTAACGCTACACCTAAGTCAGAGTTTACTGGAACTATTGGTAGTTTTGAGTCTGCTGCTGACACTACTTGGTTAGTATGGGCGTCTTGGGTAACTATTGACGGTTTTGAGGGCAACACGGCAGGACCTGTGCTAGCCTCTAGTTCACTAGATACAACAGCACTTGTTGACGCAGTTCTTGCCGAAAACAACAAGCAGTTTGAGGTAATTAAAACACCCGAAGTTAGGTTTTTTGGTACTCCTCAACAGATTACTATTCCTGCCGGTGTTTATGCAAAAGCCGCTTTTATTACTGATGGTTTTATTACCAATGCAAAAATTGCGGATGCTGCAATTGATAGCGCAAAAATCTTAAACTTAGATGCTATACACCTTACTGCCGGAGACGGTACAATTGGTGGAGTACTAAAAAGCGGTAACTATAATTACTTAGTTGATGCTAATGGCGTGCCAAGACGTGGATCAAATCAAAACGGCTGGGCAATATTTCCAGATGGTTCTGTTGATTTTGCAGCAGCAGATATTCGGGGGCAATTAACTGCTGGTCAAATTGACGGCACAGGTTTATCAATTAAAAGAAGAAACAGCGATGGTACTTACACCACTATTTTAGATTCTGGTCTGAGTATACAACAACAAATTAATAACTATGCGGTAAATGCTTCAGCAGGTATTACACTTAATTTTGACCCTACCTGCTCTAACACAACAGCGTGGAATAGTGAAAATATTGCTACTATAACTGATGGCACTACAGGTAATAAGGTATTAGCTGGCAGTAATGGGGAACATTTATTTGAAGGTATTACAATTAACAAAGCGTATACCATTAACTATGACCCAAAAAAGCGTTATCAGTTATCTGCATTAATTCGCAGAACAGCTGGAGCAGTTAAAGGCGATGTACACCTAGGTTTGCTAGAAATTGATACAAATAATACGGCTCGGTATGACTGGGGCGGATACTTAGCAGGTAAGTTTGCAGTAAACAACTTAACCACAGAATTTAAACGCTACTATGCTTATTTTAGTCCCGGTGATTTACATACAGGCGTATCAAAAGTAATTGTACATACTGTATTAGGTTATTCACCAGATGGTACTGGCACAGGTGGCGGACGTGTAGAAATTCAAGACATTAATCTTGAGGATATTAGTCTAGGCCATGCGATTCAATATCAAACTGTGACTACAGCAGCAATTGATACTACGGTTAAAACTACTGCTGTTTTAAATACTACTCAAAGCAACATGGGTATTAATAGCTGGGTAGTTAACCGCTATTCAGTAAGTACTACAGCTGGCACAATTCCTGAATACACATTTTTTGCTAACGTTACCCCCGTACAGACAGTTACTTTTGCAGATGCAGCTAGTTTAACAGGCAGTACTATATTTGGCGCTGATTATAGTAACTATATTGGTGTAGCAACCTCTAACGTATACTGTGAAACCGCTACTACATGGACTACTACTGTTAGTGGTGACGACGGGCATAATCTTTATGTTAACGGTATATCAGTAATTAAGAGCGGCAATGCGCGCGCAGCTACTGCTGTAACAATTAACTTTCCAAAAGGTTGGTCTACAGTAGAAGCTGTGTGGTGTGAACAAGCAGGCGGTGACGGCTTTGGTTTTGCTACTAAAATTTCTGCAACCACAGGTGTCAAAGAAATGTGGGCTTTTGTTGGAGGAACATTGGCAACTAATGGTATAGCAGCTAGCGCAGCTACTACATCTACTTGGTCTGGGACTATAAATATTCCTTATGATAAAATATTTGCTACAGACGCAACAACTACCTTAGGCTTTAATCCTTCGTTTGAATTATGGACAGGGGCGTATCCAGATAAGTGGAACTCATGGGGCGGAACAGCTCCAGTAAAAGAAACTACAGATACTAGATTTGGTACTAATGCAGTAAAATACATTGCAAGTGGAGAAGCCGGACTAGGTATTGAGCGTAGCACCACATGGACACAACCAATGCCTAAAGGAACGTTTATTTCTGGCACTATGGATGTAAATTTATTAACAGTTACTAGAGGACTACCTGGAATACTTGTTAGATTATTTACTAAAGTTGTTGATTTAAATAATCCTGCATTAAATACTTATGTTGATACAATTGTACAGCCAACTAATGCTACTAACACATGGCAGCGCGTACCTTTTACTGCTCGTGTGGGTTTAGCTCAAGAAATATACGGAGTTCAAGTATTCATAATTGGCTCTTGGAGCGGGTTTACTTCCGGAAAATTTACGGGCACAGTAGTTTTTGACGGACTTACTTTTGCGTTTTTTGATAACACAATTGATAACAAAGATATTACTATTGATGGTGACGGTAAACTAACAGGCACTGGTGCTAAAGATGTAGTAGTTAACAACAAAATTATTAAAATTGATGATAATGGTAAATTAACTGGAGTAGGTACCGATAATGTAGTAGTTAATAACGGTTCTATAAGTATAAACACTGTTGGTGAATTACGAGGTATTGGTGGTACTGAATATGTAGTTGTTAACAACAAAATAATAAAAGTAAATGAAACAACAGGTGTACTAGAGGGCGTAGGTACTGAAAGTGTGGTAGTTAACAACAGCATAATTAATGTTGATGGTGACGGTAAACTAACAGGTACCGGTGCTACTAATGTAGTAGTTAACAATCAAAAAATTACTGTTAGCGGAACAGGTACGCTAACTGGTATCGGTACAGCAAATGTAGTAGTTGATAATTCAAAAATAGTAGTGGGTGGTACTAACCTAATACGTAACGGTGGTAATTTTAATTATTCTGAAGGCTGGCAAACAACAGGCAGTGGTTTGGTTAGTATTAGCAATACTATTAAATATGGTACAAAAAATACTTTACAAATTAAGGAAAGTTTAGGTACTACCGGGGGAATTAGAAGTGCTACAATAATGGAGTTAAAGCCAGATACCGAATATATTGTTAGCGCTATAGTTAAAGGTAATAAAGCAATAAGTGGCGGCGTAAATAAAATACTTAATATAGAAAATTGGACTACCGGCAACTCAACGGCTAGAAGTCCTGGTTCTTTATCAGCAGTTAATACAGACGTTACTACAGCTTGGAAACAAATTTATCAAGTTTTTACTACTCTGCCAGACGATGGAACTGGTGGTATTGTATACTGTCGTTTCTCTTTTTCACCAATAATTAGCGCACAGTTAAATATTGCTTATGTACAGCTAGAGCAAGGTAATAAAATAACAGACTGGAGCCCTTGCCCCGACGACATACTTAGTGAGATTAAAAATGTAGCCGATAATAGTATTGCTCCAGATAAAGTTATTAAATCTCAAGCCGCTAATATTTTGCCAGCTGATGGTGAGTTTACTATACAAACACCAAACTTTGATGTACCAAGCGGAGGTAACGGTGTATTAATATCAGCTAGGGGAATAGTGGGTAGAAAAACCGAAAGTATTAATGGAGTTAATACTACTAAAGAAACTTTTGCTATTGATACAAATGGTGACGCAAGTTTTAGAGGTACAGTAGTTGCTTCTTATATGCACGACGGTGATAATAAATTTGTTATAGATTTAAAAAATAGGTTTATTTCTATTTCTGTATAATGTGGGTATAAACAAGATAAAAAAATTTTATCTTGTTTTATACAGGTATAGGTGATATAATAGGTAATAAAATATTAAGGGTATAAGTATGGCAACAGTATCAACAGAACTACAACAAGCATATAATATAGCCATTGCAGCCAAAACTCCAGTTGATTTAATGTCGGAAGATGCTTCTGTTTCAATTAATGTTGCTACAAGCGATCAAACAAATCTTTTCTTAAAAAGCGCTGCATTATCAAAAAATTTAGCAGATTTAACTAGTGCTAACTCAATAGCAACGTCCGCAGATGTTGTCAAAACTGTTGCCAATGTAGCTTTAGCACAACAGCAAGTAACATTGGCAAATGAAGCTAAAACAGCAGCAGAAACTGCTCGCGATGCTGCTGTAATTTCCGCAAATATATTTTCCTCAATAGCTGCCGGATTAAACGGCACAACTAATGATAAATATTTTAGTGTTCCGTCCCCTATAGATTCGGAATACTTAATACTTTATCGTAATGACAATAACACCGCAAAAGAAATAAAACGATACCCCAGTGCTATTGGTTTAGAGTACACTACAGGTAACACACTATATGTTAAATCTAATGGTAACGATTCCTATGATGGAGGTAGTTGGAAAACAGCTTTTCTTACTATTGAGCACGCATTGGCCGTTGCCACAGAGCTACAAAAATTAAACATCAATACACTAATTGAAATTGGACCTTTTAGCGACTATCGTACAAAAGGGCATTTAGATATGCCCGATAATTGCGTTGTTAAAGCTGTACACCGTACGGTTTTTGTACGCCCGGAAAAAGGCTATGAACAGCGTAATGTATTTCGTATGGGTAGCGGATGCTTTTTAGAAGGTGTAATGTTTGAAGGCTGGCAAGTAGACAGTTTTGAAAATCCTACAGAGGGTTTTGCCGTTAGTTTTCGCCCTGGTGCAAAAATTATGCGCGTTCCTTACGCACATAAAATAGCTGTTCGAGCAACACCTGATTGGGGTATAATCCCTCCTCCACTAGATGCAGCAAATGGAAATCCCTATGTAAAACGTGCTGGAGGTGTTTGTTTAGCAGACGGCGCCGTTATTTCGCAGTATAGTATATTCCCAAACATCATGACTTGGGGTGCTACACCAGTATTACCAAATGGTATTGGTTACTGTGCTAAAAATGGTGCACTAATTAACGCTGTTAATGCTGTCTCAATCTGGGCACACAAACACTTTATGGCAATTAGTGGGGGTCAATTAATTTTAAGCGGCTGTTCCACACAGTTCGGAGATTACACACTATTTGCTAGTGGCGGACGCAGTTTGGTTAGTCCGGTTAGGTTACCTGATTCTTTTAATATAAAAAACCAAAAAATAGTAGAGCTTATTACCAAAGACAATGTTACTTCTACTACCGATATTCTTGGTAACCCTATTATATTTAAAAACACTGATATAATTATATATCATCTATTAAATGAATTAACTGCTAAAAAGTACGACATAAATTTAGACCCAACAATGCAGGAAAAAACAGGATCAGACGCTAGACTACTATTACAGTGTTTAGTATGGTCTGTTGGTAGTGGAAATCAGCAGCCTATGCTTGATTTTGCTAAAGGTATGTTTGATACTAATAGCACTCCTGTATACCTAGGATTAAGTAAGTCTGAAGTTACTCCTACAGTGCAAGATGCAGCTGCTATGATTATTAATGATGCAGAACCACAAATTATTGACGCTGTGTGTGTTGCACTACAGTCTGCTGGGTATACTACTACGTGGAACTGGATTAATGCAGACGGTAGTGACGGAACTGATAAAGCGTTTACTCGCAGAGACACTCTTACGCTGCTAAATGCGCTAGAACAAGTACTACAAAACGGTGATGAATCTTCAATGCATACCTTTGCAAAAGGGTTATATACACCAACAGGTACACTTGTAATTGGTGATAGTAAATTTGGTGGAACACTATATTCATTTAATTTTATACGTGATTATATAGTTGCGCTACCTGGTATTAGTACACAAGCAGTTGCATTAATAAAATCATTATTTACTGCACTAATATATAAACTTAATAAAGCAAAACCAACAAAAACAAATATTACTTATACACCAAACTCTACTGTTAGAATTAATGATAGTGATAAACTAGGTATTATTGATGCTGTATGTGATACATTAGTTTCTGGTAGATATACCTCTACTTGGAATTGGGGTACAAACGCGGTTCCGGGTATTGATCAAATTTATACTCGCAGAGACACTAATACACTACTGGTAGCACTACAAAATACTATAAATACTGGTAATGAACAGTATATGATGGATTTTGCTATTGCACTATATAACTATAAAGGTGAGCTTGTATTTAGTGACCAAAAAATACCTGGGTTTAAATTTTCTTTTACAACAATACGAGACAGAGTTTTATCTTTACCAAGTATTAGCGCATCCGCTTCAGCTAGAGCTTATATAACACAACTATTTGCGGCTTTAAATAGTTCAATTAGCGTAGAAATTTCAACAGCTATACCAGTTGTGCGGTATACAGGTACCCCAGATGTACTTGTTATAAATGACACTATTCCTGAAGATATGTGGAATGAGTTAACTTTTGCAAAATATACCACAGGTTGGTCAACAACTGACAAAGAACTTACTATTCGTGATGCAAAAAATTTAATGACATCTATTAGAACTAGTATTTATGCAGGTAACGATACTGCATTAAAAACATTTATACAAGGTTTATTTACCTCACCCGGTAGGTTTGTAATCAGCGAAGGTAAAGCTGAAGCTACAATTGTTGGTTTAAACTACATACTTAAAGCAGTTAAAACTAACCCTAGCACAGTACAAAACTACCCGCAAATAGCAGCATTAGTTGATAATTTATCTAATTTAATGTTTGCAACAATAAATAAATATAGCAATGTATTTAGCGGTAAAAATGCTTTTACATTTTCATTCAACACTATAACTAATAAAATAATTGATTTAATGGATACAAGCACAGACTATGCGTTTACACCAGCAGATAAAACAATTGTCACTACATTAATTAGCACTATGAAAAGCAACATATTTAGTCCGAGTTTTATTATAGAACCAAGCCGCATTACCGCTATTGGGCACACTTGGACTTCTGTAATGGGTGGTGTTGCACTTACAAAAATACCTCCAGCTAATAATAATGCAAGTATTCAAGATTCTATTGTTGAAGAAAATGATGCCATTGTTATTGCGTCAGGACAAGACGATCAAGGTAATGCACTATTTGTTGGTGGATTACAAATTAGTGCAGATACTGGGGAATTAGGCGGTACACCGTTTGATCAAGCAGTACGCAGGGTAGCTACCAGAGCCTCAATTTCTAGGAGTTTTTAATTGTCCAGAATTAAATGTAAAGTTCCCTCAACAGGGTACACAAAAAATTATACGTCTTGTACTAGAGATAACGGTACAATTACACAAACATTGTTAGAAGGCGAATGGGTTACTATAATGGAAGCCCCCGATTACTCCGTGCCAGACACTCGTTTAATATATCCGGCTAGAGACCCCGATGACAATGGTAGGGCTATTAGACCCGGCGAAACTTTTGTTATGACACCTATTTTTGCTAGAAATACTAGTGAGAGCGCTTCGTTTGAAGTATATGCTGAGCTTGTATTAGAGGGCACTATTGTTGGCATACCTTGCCCTGGAAAAATGATAATACCTGCTGGCGATACGGTAATGATTCCTGTGCAGGGTAGAAGTTTATTAAAACGAAACAAAGACAGTGAGTTTGGTGACAGAATACGCTTAAGAACAAATACTGGCGCGGCTGGTTTTATTTATGTGTGGGGTTCTGGCGAAGAAAAACTTTCTGCGGAACATACTGGAGTTATAAGTTAATGGCAAATTTAAGTGATCAAAAGACACTGCAAAATAAGTCGGCAGTAATGGGGCCAACAATAGTTCATGCAGACGATCTAGCGGATTTAGATCCTGCGCCTTACGTGGGTTCATTTGCTTATAGCGCAGATGGAAGAATGTATTTTTCTAATGGTTCGGTATGGAGAACTACCGAAGACCCTCCAGTTAAAACACCTACAGCAGTTTCACCTTCTAGTACTACTGCTCAACGTCAACTAACTTTAAGCACTTTTTTAAACAGTAGTACTTCACCTGACCTACAGTTTAAGCAAATAGGTATTGTTTTTCAAGTTAGTTTGAGCCCTACTATGAGTCCTTTGATTATGCAAAAGGAACTTAGTACTACTAAAAAGAACGCTCAAGGTAATGATATTGAATGGCCTACTGTTAATTCGTATAACTTACTTGCCACAGATACTATACCAAATCTTACACCGGGTAAAACATTTTATTGGAGAGGTAAATATCTTGCAACCGCAGGCCAAGCTTCTGGCTTTTCTAAAATTTTTGAACAAAAATTTCCAGAGCTTATTGATACTCCTACACCTAAAACTGGTACAGGTTTAGGTCAAGTTCAGAACTATATTGAAGTAACTCCATACAAAAGTCCTTTTGAAATTGAAAATTTATATCCGCCCTTTCAAATAGAGTGGCTACTTTCATTAGATAACTTTAAAACATCTTTTCCAGGTATTAAAACTGATATTACGTCTGGAAACCCTTTTGATACTTTTAAATTTATTAGAGAAGCAGGTACTACCTTCTACTGGAAAGCCAGATATTACAGTACTCCAGCAAGCGCAGGCGGCTCAAAAGTTTCTGCCTATAGTCCTGTAGGAATAAATGTACAAGTAAAAGATGTTCTTACGCCAGCAACTATAAACGTTCCAGGTGTTACAGCAAAAACGGTCAGGTTAAAGTTATCGCCTTATAGTAGTGTAACAAAAAAAGCCAGAATAAGAACTGAGTGGTTAGTTGCAGATTCTTTAGAAAATTTAGAAGTTTTACAAACTAATGCTGAAACAGTACGCCCTGAACTTACCAATAACAGCGATAGTTTAGATATACTTACACTACCTGCAGCAATACTAGCAGATAGCAGTACTATATACTACTGGAAAGCTAGGTATATAAACAGCGATAATATAGCTTCAGATTTTTCTCCAACTGACACTTTTGTTAGGTATCCGGAATTTGTTACTCCTGCAATTATAACTGTTAAAAACGCAGATACTAAAACACTTACTATAAGTGATTTTAAAAGTGAGTATAGTACAATTTATCCTTATGAATCAACAGAGTGGGTGTTGTATGATATAACTACTAATCAAGTATTAGTACCTGCAACACCTACAGTTGGTAACACTTTTGATGTATTTAGTTATTCAGAAACTTCATTACAACCAGGTAAACAGTTTAAATGGACTGCTAGGCAAAAAAATAAACGCGGTGCTTATAGCACACTGGTTCAGTCAGAAAACTATCAAATACCTTGGATTGATACTCCAAAAGCAATTTCAACAGGTAACACGTCTAGTTTAATATCTAGTCAGTATAGCTCAGCGTACTTTGTAAGAGCAAAATTTTCAGTAATAACAATAACTGGCCCCGATGACGTAAACATAATAATTACATCAAGTGCTGACTCTAATACCATTAATAAATTTGAACGTTTATTAGGATATTCATCAGAGTTAATACAGGGTACAACTTATAACTGGAAAGTTATGTATATAGGAGAAACAGCTAGAGGCGGAACAGTGACTTCTAAAGAATCTAGTGTTTCCTCATATGTTCAGCCTGATATTGTTAAAACTCCTGTAATTAAAACTCCAACTGAAGCACAAATTAACGGCCCTAAAATTGATCTTAGCTCAAGCGACCTTGCTTTGTATACATCCCCTGGCATTGTAAAAGCTGAACACCTATATAGTGACTGGGAAATGAGTACTAATCCAGGTTTTACACAAAGCGGCTATGTCGATTCTGTTAGTAAAAGCACTATTCATAAAACAACATGGACCACAGATAAATTAAAAATAAATACCGCGTACTATGTTAGGGTAAGGTACTATAGTGATGTAGGTAAGTCATATTGGAGCGATACTAGCACGTATTTATTTAAAACTCCTGATGCATATAACCATAGCTTAAATTACACTCCAATACCAAGACAAATTGCAAAAGAATATCCGGCGGCCGGCGGTTATTATGCTGGTGACATATGGCATTATGCCACAAGTGCAACAAACTCTGCATATACTATAGGAGGTCCTTCAACAGTAAAAAATGGTGTCCCAATTCTTTTTAAAGTTCCAAATATGCAGTTTGCACCGCTGTTTTATCTTGGTCAAAAAGTGCAAATAAGAAGTCAAGAGTATCCAAGGTACATTCAAATAGAGGGAGTTGTACGGATTGCTTCAGCTGATGAACTTACAATAGAAGTTACTAACGTATTTAAAGACAGCTCTATCACTGCTAATAGTATTATTATTAGTACTTGGGTTGTTATGAGTTTATACAGAATTATATTGTCGTATAAATCAAAAGGAGAAGTTAGCGGTACTAATGCCACTATTAGAGGTAGAACAGTAACTTCTGGAAGAACCAACTATCCAGACTCAGGAAACGGTACTGGTTGGGGAACTAACGCCACCAATACTATGAATTTTGCCCTTTTAGAAAAACCTTTATTAGAAGATCCTGATTATTTTACCCCTTTTAGCTCTAGTTCAACTTTTATAGATTGGCCAGACGAGTTTTTAAGTTTAAGTGACGGGTCTTTAATACAAAAAGCAATGTGGAGACATAGTTGGTTAGTTTATGCATTAAGTCAAATTCCCGGAGTAGTTAGCGACCCTGTTGAGAGAGCAAATACAAAATATTTACCAGAAAATTTATATCCGCTTGCACACTATGTATACGAATTTAATAAAGTTGAGGATATAGCCAAAAAAGCCAATACTGACCCTACTAAATACTATTTTTCAGACTGGTATGCTCCAAGCAGGGATGAGCTAGAGGTTTGTTTTAGAAATCTTACTCCAACAGAGCCTAGCACTACTGCTGGTCAAGTATCTACTACTAGAGGAATTTATTATGACACTAGTGTCTCTGTTTCTAGCCAGTTTTTAAGACTTAATTCTGCTGCAAGCGTATATGGTCAGATTAGTGATAGCTATAGTACTGATTTAACATATTCTCCTACAATACGTACAGCTAACGGTAGTAATAATAACTCAAAACCTATTGTGCATGCTTATGCTTATAAGTACAACGACCTTAACTCTAATGGTACTAAGGCAGGCTTTTTTAGTTTAAAAGTACCTCCAAAAGGATATGTTACCCCATATTTAAAAACTACTTTAGAGAAATTTGCTTTTAATGGAACAGAGTCACTGTTAAAAGCAGGTTATCTTACTATGATTTCAACATCAACATCCGATACTGTGCCCACTGATACTGCTAAAAATCATAGAGTTTTTACTATGTATGTTGCTGCTGATCTAAGTTTTTTTGGTAAACAAGGTGTGGTACTTGGAGAAAACTCATCATCTTATACAAGACTAATACGTAGAGAATTGGCTTAAAGGAACTAATTTATGAAATATATAAAATTTACATACGTAGATAGCATAACTAATATTAGTGTAGCTACAACTCCTGTACAAAATGAGTCGGTATTTCCAAAAATTCTTGGTTTAAGTTTTGAATGGGCAAAAAGTTATAAAACTCCAACTAGCGTGCCTGAGTTTTTTGGTACTTGTAACAACGGTGCGAATACCAATATTGACGGCGTGCTAGAGGTTTTATCAAAAGATGCATATAACGAGCTATACGACCAAGAACTAGAAGATAGGTTTACTGGTAAACAAGTAATATCTGCAAAAGAAATAAGACTTAGGTTACTAGAACAAGATTTATTAACTCAAACTATTGAAGCTATTAAAACATTACCGCAAAGTTTACAAATTGAATGGGAGTACGGAACCGAGTTGTACAGAAAAAGTGATTTAATTAAATCACTTAAACAGGTACTTAACTTACCACAAGATAAAATAGACGAAATTTTCTTTGAAGATTACAGGTATTTGCAAATGCAAGATATTAAAAAACAACGAAAAGAACTTCTAGAAAGTATAGAAAAGGAAAATGCACTATGAATAGCCCCTTATGGGAAGCAACCCGTGATTTACACCATGCTTGTGAACAACATCCAGTTGGCGGAGTAATGGCCGTTGGCAAACCACCTAAAATTTGGTATCGTGCTTGGTTGCAAGTACTGTTACAGCTTCATGAAGTTGTAGACCAACACCTTCCAACAACGGTGCATCGTGTGGCACGTATTCAGCGCGATATTGATAGTCTTGGTATTACAGTAGAACCAGTTTTTGCAGCCGCAGAATATGCTGCAACATTAACAAATGCTGTAGCTATTACAGGCGCTGCGTATGTGTTAACAGGCGCTCATTTAATGGGCGGCGAAATAATGCGCAGACGTCTTGATGGTTTTCCCACAGAGCACTTGCTATGGGAAAGTAGACCAGAAGCACTTAAGTGTTTAACACAACTACGTGAAGCTCCTGGTGTTACTCAACCTGCCAGAGATTGTTTTAAAGCCTTACTGGACTCAATGGATGAAATTCTTAGACAATATCCTCAAGAACTTACCTGAAGAATT